AAATGATAAAGAACAATTAGAATTTTTTGGAGATTAGATTGAATTTAACACCACTAGAAAAGAAAAGAGAAACTTACCTAACTTTTTATAGAGATGGTATCTTTGATGGTTTATTAAATCAAAAGATAGACCCACAAAATAAATCCTCAGATTATTATAAAAGAGGTTTTAATGAAGGTCTAAGACTGCTAGAATTAGTAAAAGATGTTTATAATTTGGGGGCTAAAAATGAAAATAAAATCCAAAGTTGAAGATAGCTATTACGAGATAAAAAAGATTTGTAAGGCATTAAAAGAAAAAAATCAAAAGCTTAGAATAAAAGATGAAGAAAGATTTGAAGATGTACCCAAGCATATTTCAGATAGAGATAGAGAGGGTAAAGTTTTTCATAACTCTTATATGGATTTTTATTTATCGGTAAAATACGAATTTGACCAAGCATTACTTATACAACCATCTGGTGTAACAGCAACTAATAAAAACTACGATTATGCCAATGCTAAATTTATTCAACAACTAGATAAGGTTTAATTTATAGGGGTACAATCATACCAAAGACATGGTTTACCCCCACTGTATGGCTCTTAAATCAAGCCGAAAATGTGTAAAAAGTAAAAATATTGTGGATTTTTAGAAAAATATTAGATAAGTCTTAATTACCTCACTAAAGGGAAATTAGGAAATGGCGAGACCAAAAAAGTATAATATTAACGAAAAAGAAGTTTTTAAATTAGCATCATATGGTTGTACTAACGTAGAAATAGCTGATTTTTATGGTTGTGATGAAGGGCTAATTAGAAAAAGTTATTCCGAATTTTTAACAAAAGGCAGGGCTAACGTAAAAATAAGATTAAGAAAGTTGCAATGGCAATCAGCCGAAAATGGCAATGTTACAATGCAAATATTTCTAGGTAAGAACATTTTAGGACAACAAGATAGAATAGAACAAGCTGAATTAGATGAACCTTTAGTATGGTCTGCTGATTAGATGCCATTAACGAACCCTCAAAGAAATGTAATACACAATGATGCAAGGTTTAGGGTTTTAATTACTGGTCGTAGATTTGGTAAGACATTCCTAGCTATAAATGAATTAGCTAAATTTGCCAGTAAACCTAATCAAAAGGTCTGGTATGTTGCACCCAGTTATAGACAAGCTAAAGCAATATGTTGGAATGTACTTAAAGAAAAGATGATATATCACAAATGGGCTAAGAGCATAAACCATAGTGATTTAACAATAACACTCAAGAATAATAGCCAGATAACACTTAGAGGAAGCGATAATGAGCAATCTCTTAGAGGTGTTGGTTTAAACTTTTTATGTATAGATGAATTTGCAGATGTAAATAAAGATGCTTGGTATGAGGTGTTGAGACCTACATTATCAGATACAAAAGGTCATGCTTTATTTTGTGGTAGCCCTAGAGGATTTGGTAACTGGTCTTATGATTTATATAAAATGGGTGAAACAAATAAAGACTGGAAAAGCTTCCAATTTACAACTTTAGAAGGTGAACAAGTATCAGAAGATGAAATAGAACAAGCTAAACAAGATTTAGATTTAAGAACTTTCCAACAAGAATATGAAGCTACATTTGTTAATTATTCTGGCATGATTTATTACAACTTTAGCAGGGATAAAAATATTATTGAAAAATATAATAAAAATCATCAGTTTCTGCATATAGGTTTAGACTTCAATGTAGACCCTATGACTGCTGTAGTTTGTGCTATAGAAAAAGACATAGTAATTGTTATAGATGAGATTCAAATTTATTCCTCAAATACTCAAGAAATGTGTGAAGAAATAAAGAATAGATACAAGAATAAAAATATACTTGTTTACCCAGACCCTAGTGCTAGACAAAGAAAAACTAGTGCAGGTGGATTTACTGACATAAGTATATTGAAAAATGCAGGATTTGATGTAAGATGTAGGAATACAGCACCTATGGTTAGGGATAGGATTAACTCTGTTAATTCACGACTAAAAAATGTTAATGGTAAAAACAATCTGTTTATTGTAAAATCATGTAAGAATGTGATTAAGTCAATAGAAAGACAGATTTATAAAGAGGGAACACACATACCCGACAAGGACAGTGGATATGACCATATGAATGATGCTCTAGGTTATTTGATAGAATATAACTTTCCACTAAGAAGGGATTTTGTGGCAACCCCTCAAAAAAGGTGGAGTTAATGGATAAAGAATTTCTACATAGCAAACATGACTTATGGCATTCAAATATAGCTAACTGGGAGTTTTATATTCGCAGTTATTTAGGTGGTAACGATTACAAAAATGGTTATTACCTGCACAGATATATTTTAGAAACACCAGAAGAATATGATGCTAGGATAAGGCATACCCCAGTAGATAATCACTGTAAAAACGTAGTTCAAATATATACAAGCTTTTTATGGCGAGTACCACCAACAAGAGATTATGGCGATTTAGATGGAGACCCACAATTAGCATCATTTATTGAAGATGCTGACTTAGATGGTAGGAACTTCAATACTGTTATGAGGGAAGTTCAAATGAATGCCAGTATTTATGGTAATTGTTGGGTAATAGTAGATAAGCCACAATCAAATGCCAGAACAAGAGCAGAAGAATTAGCCCAAGATATTAGACCTTATGTCTCAATATATACACCAGAAAACATTGTTAATTGGAATTATAAAAGGTCTGCAAGTGGTAGGTTTTATTTAGATTTATTAGTTGTTATTGAAGATATAAATGCAGATAGAGCAATAATTAAAGTATTCACAGAAGAAGCTATAATGACCTATGAATTTGAGGATTATAGTGAAGAATATACAGATAAAAAACCAAAGCTTTTAGAAGAAATACCAAATCCTATTGGCGTAATTCCTGCAGTCAATGTTTATAATTTACGAGGAGCAAAAAGACCTATAGGAATCAGCGACTTAGCAGACGTTGCTTACCTACAACAATCAATTTATAATGATTATTCAGAAAAAGAACAATTAATTAGATTAGCAAATCACCCAAGCTTAGTTAAAACACCGAATGTTGAAGCTAGTGCAGGTGCAGGAGCAATAATAGAAATACCAGAAGATTTAGAAGCTAGTTTAAAACCTTACATTATTCAACCAAGTGGACAAAACCTTGATGGCATAATGAAATGTATTCAAAACAAAGTTGATGCTATTGATAGGATTACACATATGGGTTCAGTAAGGGCTACTGGTAATCAGATAGCAAGTGGCATAGCATTACAAACAGAGTTTCAATTATTAAATGCTAGATTATCAGAAAAAGCAGATTACTTAGAAAATGCAGAAGAACAAATATGGAGTTTATTTGCAAAATGGCAAGATAAAGAATGGAATGGTAAAGTAAATTATCCAGATACTTTTGATATTAGAGACTGGGCTAATGACTTACAATTTTTACAAATGGCTAAAGCTAGTGGCATTAAATCAGAAACTTTTAATAAAGAAATAGATAAGCAGATAGCTGAAGCAGTTATTGATGATAATGAAATGATGAAAACTATTAATGATGAAATAGATGCAACTAGGACTGTAAGGGGACAATTTACAACCACAGAAGTAGAAGGGCAAACAGTTGGCACGGAAGAAAGTTAAAAAAGACAAAAAAACAAAGATACCTAAAAAATATCTTTCT